TGACCGTGTACTGATTAAAGACGCAACTGGCGCTGACGCAGTTGGTAACGGTATTTGGGTATTTGACAGCAGCGCAGGTACACTAAGTCGTGCACCAGATGCAGATAACGCTGCGCCAGCTGGTGAAGCGGCAGCAAGTGCTGGTGGTAGTATTGTACTACGTGGTACAGTACAAGACCCATACGCTGGGGCAACTGTTTATGAATATAATTTAACTGCTGATGGCGTTAACTATACTGCTAGTGGCGCAGGCGCAATTGGCGTGATTCAGTCAATGGGCGTGCCAGGACTAACAGTTGAATTTCAAGATGCTGGTGGATTAATTAGTCTAGTTACATTGATCTATACTGGTTCTTCAATTACACTAACCGATACAACCAGTGCTGATCCATCTGGTTGGACATTAACTGGACATACGCTAGGCACATACACTGGTTCAGCCGCAAATGCTGCTGGTAGTGAAATGGGTGGCGGTGTATTTGTATTCGTATTGGAAGGTACAGTATGGCAAGACAGTGGATGGGTTGTAAACAATCCAACTGGTAATGCTACACTTGGTACAGATCCAATTACTTGGGCACAGTTTAGCCGTGTAAGTGGCATTTATGCTAACGACGGTCTGGCACAAGACGGTAATAGAATTTATGTACGTACAGACGGTACAACAATTCACCTAGACAATGACGACCTTGCTGTTAAATCAAGTACTACACAATACCAATCACTAATTAGTGACGGTGCTGGCGGTACAGCAACATGGACAGCAATTAGCTTAGATCAACCAGCTGCAACGACAAATACCTTGCTCCGTAGTCGTGGTGGTTTGGCGGCAGATGTTAGTGCATATGCAGATCAGAGTTTATATCTAAGTGACAATAGTGGTAATACAACAACAGAACTTGCTGTTGGTACATCTAACCAAGTACTACGTGTTGATGGTAGTGGTAATTTAGGGTACGGTACACTGGACTTGGGTCAAACTGGCACAAGTGTAAGTGGTGTACTAGACGAAACAAACGGTGGTACAGGCGAAAGTACATATGCACAATATGACTTGCTATTTGGTGATGCAACTAACAAACTTACAAAATTAAGTGTTGGTTTAAACAACCAAGTATTGCGTGTTAGTGCTGCTGGTGTACTAGAGTATGGTGCTGTTGATTTAGCAGCGGCGGACGCAGTAACTGGTACACTACCTGAAAGTCATGGTGGTACTGGACAAAGTTCATACACATCAGGTGATTTACTATATGCAGGTAATACTGGTGCAGATGGTGTGCTTGCTAAACTGGCAATTGGCACTGACGGTGACGTACTTACAGTTGCAAACGGTCTTCCAGTTTGGACAAACCCAACTAACCAAGTTGGTATTACCAGTACACGCCGTGTAGCAATTGGTACAAGTGATGTTAACATTGGTGCAGCACTACCAGCAAACGTTAGAGTAGTAGAAGCAAAAGTTAATATTACAAGCGCATACACAGCAGGTACAACTATTACACTGGGTAGATCAGGTGCAGTTGGTGAAATTGCAACAGCAGAAGAGATTGATCCAGAAACAACTGGCATTTACCAAGTTGATCTAATGCAACTTTACGGTAGTTCAACACAGTTGATTGCTAGTGTAACAGGCGCAAGTACTGGTGCAGGATATGTAATCGTAACATTTGTTGCAGAATAAAAGTAAAAAATTGACAAGAAAGCATAAATAAAAGTAAGCGCAAAGCGCAAGTTTAAATTTTAGGAGAATTAAAATGGCTTTAACAACATCACAAGCAGTTCGTGCCGGCACTGGCCTAGGCGGACAAACACACATTTTTGTAGTAGCAACAGGCACAAACGTAGAAGTAGCTTGTGCAGAAGCAGCAGAAGCAGGTTTCACAGTTGCAGCAGTAGAAGGTACAGCAAACGGCGATCACATCGCAATCCAAGGTACAGGTGCTGCACCAACACTTACTGACTCAACACTAGTTGTAACATTTGCTGACTAATAGCAATAACATTTAATGTTTTAATAGGCGCCTAGGGCGCCTATTTTTTTGAACTTTTTGTGACTTTTTTGTTGACAAGTAAGGCGTTTTACTTTATATTATAAGAGTAAGATGACAAAGGAGACCAAAATGTTCCGTATTCCCGCTTTTAACAAAATTGATATGACGTTCGAAGAAGCAACTGTAACAATGAAGCATTACGGTCGTGGAGACATGCTGGAGGGTATGCAAGCAATGGACCGTGTTTGGGAAGAACATTGTGCGTCATATGATTCACCACTTGCACGTTTTGACAGCGATAGCGACTTTTATGAATGGTATGAAGCAGAAGTAAATGCTTACAACAAAATTTACGAAACAATGCAGCCACTTTTTGCGTAAGGAGATATAAAATGGAAACTTTTGAATATCAAGGCACTGTGTATGACGTTACTTTTGGTAAATCAGCTATTGTAAGACATGGCGGTCCTTTTGATCGTGGTAGTGCTGACAGTTATTATGGCCGTGGCATACGCCCGCATTATTATGTAGGTGGTACTGGTATGTCTGACCGTGTAGAAAAAGACGATATGACTGATGAAGAAATTAAACAGTACTATGCTGGCTATGAGTACAATGAACAACAGGGTGACAAAAAAGAATGGTAAGGATAAATATCTGTAAGCAAATGCTTATCGACAGCAACGAAAGTTGACTGGCAGTGTCAGTGGCACTGAACGGAGTATAAAATGGCAGTAACACAAAACCTGAAGGGTACAAGTTATCCTTCTTTCAAAATCCACAAGTCTGGCCCTACGTTGTATCAAGGGTCAGTTTCACCATCTGTAGGTAATCCAGCAAGTCCAAGAAACGGCGACTTGTATATGCAACATGGTACAAGCGGAAGGATGTGGATATACAGTCAATCAGCATGGACAGAAATAGAAACAGGCCTTAACGATGCACTGGACTCATTTACACTCAGAAGTACATATGTTCCAGAAGCAAAGAATATACAGTACATTTTAACTGGTACATCCACTGATGCAAACGAAATAGAATTATTAATACAAACAACACTGAGTGCAGATACTACTTTAATTGATGTTACTAACACCACAATTGACGGCAGTACTACTATTACCAGTGGAAGAATTAATATTCCAGATGATACAGCAGGTATTGTTGAAGCTAAAATTGTTGCCCGTGGCGGGACTAACAATGAAAATGCAGGATATATTATCAAGGGTGTAGTTGTTAATGATGCTGGTACAACTGTATTGTTAACTGATCCAATGGAAGAAATTTTAGGTGAAAGTTCAACCAGCTGGTATGCACTTATGGAAGCAAATGACACTACTGATTCAGTAGTTGTTAAAGCAAGTGGTGCAGCAAATGCCACAGTCAAGTGGACAGCATTTGTTAATGTGACATTAGCTACACATGTATAAAACTTCCTAGTATAATTGCTGCAGGAACATTTGGTGATTTAACAATTACTGACAGTATTACTACTATATAAATTTATTGGACAACAAGTCATAATTTCGATAAATACTCTGTGAGAAGGAGTGTTTATTATGGCTAAACAATTACAATCGGACTCTTTATATGCACAGTACGATGTTGACGGAGACGGTATCGTAAGTGATGAAGAAATCGCACGTTCAGAACGCATGATTATGCTAGAAAACGAAGATAAAAGACAAGACGCACAGCGCAATATGGCGTGGTTCGCACTATTTGGAATGTTATTATATCCATTTGCAATCGTGCTAACTGTATTTTTTAATTTAGATACAGCAGGCACACTATTAGGAAATATGGCACCTACATACTTTGTGTCAGTTGCAGCTATTGTTGCAGCATTTTATGGAACACAGGCGTACTCATCTGGAAAAAAGGCTCCAGCGGCAGCGCCAGTAAGTAGCCCAGCGCCAAAACCAGCAGCAAAACCAGCTGCAAAGCCTGCTCCTAAAAAAGAGCCTGCCGCAGAAGAAGAAATTAAAATAGTACGTAAGAGAAAATAATGCAACAGTATATTCGACTTTTAACAGCAAGAGACTTAACTGATCAAGAAATGGATCTATGGTTTGATACTGTATTAAAATTCACACCGCCTGGTGTGCCAATTTATGATGAAGATGAGGATCTTGAAGTAGAAGTTGAAGATGAAGATATTGCTGATGACGGGTTTCCATATGTGTACGTAGTACACTTAACCCGTCATTTAAACAAAACTGAAGCAGAATTTATTGTAAGTGCTTGGGAAATGAGATACGGTGATGACTTTGAAATAGAAGCCAGTAACTTATATGACCCAGACAAAGATATGCAACACCCATTTGAAATTGAAATGGAAGATGATGTATATGAAAATATCAAAGAAACAGCCGCAAAGTTTATGCATAACCGTTGGGTAGAAAGCAAAAACTTGGATGGCTGGCGTTATGCAACTCGTCTTAGCATTGGTGAAAAAACACACCCAGCTATGAGAGATTGGGATAGTTTGCATAACAGATACAAAAAATATCCAACTATGACAAAAACAGAAGCACTGGATTTTTATACAAAGTATAAACATTTATTCAATTAAGTGTTGACAACCAAGACGCTTTACTCTATACTGATATAGTAACAGTAAGGAGACACTTATGAGCTATCTAGTAACAGAACCCGGCTTAACTATTTTTAACTTTGCACAAAAAATTAGTGCATCGCAGTACCAACTTGCACAACAAGTATACGGCTCAGATGCGTTTATTGCTGTACCTTATACACGTAAACAACAGCAAGCAATCCGTGCAAACTTCCCTAGCAAGTTTAAGCATACCTTTACTGCAAAACAAACAACAGAGTTATTACAACAATATGTTTAATAGTAGCATAAAACGTATCGGGTTCGCATGTAAATACATGCACCCGGACCAAACACAAAAGCCTAAAATACTTAAAGAAATTCAGTCACAGTATACTGAAAGATCTACAACTATTACATGGCTTAACAGACAGTCACGTGAAGTAGCAGAGCAAAGACTTTATGAAATTGCTTTTGACAACGTGGCAAATTTAGAAAGGCTAATTAGATATGTTGGATCTTTACCAGAATCATTACGCATGGTACGTATTGGCAGTAATTTGTTGCCTGCTTATACTCATGGTGATTGGGCTTATTTCTATAGGCAAGCAGATCTCCGAACACGGCTCGAGCGAGCGTACTCGAAAGTTGGCGATATTGCACGTGAGCTTGATGTACGCTTGTCTATGCACCCTGGTCAGTTTACCGTTCTTGCTTCCGATAATCCGGATGTGGTCGAACGTTCATTAGAGGAGTTTGAATATCATGCGGATATCATCAGGTGGATGGGCTACGGTCAGAACTGGCAAGACTTCAAGTGTAACGTCCACATCTCAGGTAAAAAAGGTCCAGCCGGTATCCAAGACATCCTTCCAAGATTGTCTACAGAAGCACGAAACACTATCACTATCGAAAACGACGAAAACTCCTGGGGACTCGAAGCAAGCCTAGAGCTAAGTAAAGATGTACCCTTGGTGATGGACATACATCATCACTGGGTCAAGACAGGAGAATATATTCGACATGACGACGAGCGCATTAGTATTATTATCGATAGTTGGCGTGGTGTGCGTCCTACTATGCATTACAGCCTTAGCCGTGAGGACTATATCAAGGATGCTTCATCAAGTGTACGACCAGACATGGACACACTACTTGAATCCTCATACAAAAAACAAAAACTAAGAGCACATTCAGACTATTGCTGGAATACTGCAAGCAATGAGTGGGCCTTGAGTTTTTGGGATAAATTTGATATTATGGTAGAGGCTAAAATGAAGAACTTAGCCAGTACACAACTTTATCAACAGTATTATATGCAAAAAGATCCATTTACTGGTATACTAAAAGCAGCATAAAACCTCCCTGTATAGCATAAATAAGTGTAATACAGGGGATTATTTTATGTCAAGACAATTCGTAAATATTGGCACAGTAGCAAATGACGGCACTGGTGAACCAATACGTTCAGCATTAGATAAATTAAATGATAACTTTATTGAAGTTTATACTGCGTTAGGTGGTGACACATTAACTACTATTATCAATAACGGTGAACTTGATCTTACTGGATCAAACAAGATTACATTTTTATTCAATGATACACTAGATTTACCAGCAGCTAGCAGTTACCACGGCATGTTTGCGCATGTACACACACAAGGTGCTGCCTATTTTGCTCATGCAGGTAATTGGGTTGAATTAGCAAATAAAAGTGATCTAAGTAATATTAATATTGGTGATTTAGTTGATGTAGATACTACAACAACAGCCCCGACAAATGGACAGGTGTTAAAATGGAGCAGTGCAAACAGTGCTTGGGAACCTGCCAATGATACAGGCCCCAGTGCATTAACTGATCTAGGTATTAGTGATGGTACAAACGGACAAGTTTTAACAACTGACGGTGCTGGTAACTTTTCATTTACAACTGTAACAAGTGGTACTAGCTATACTAACAGTGATGTTGATACACACCTTAATACAAGTACAGCAGGAACAAATCAACTTCTAAGTTGGGATGGTAGTGATTATGCATGGGTAACTGATCAAACAGGCAGTGGCGGGACATCATATAACCAATCACTTGATACTACAGATGATGTTACGTTTAATACATTAACAGTTGATAGTTTATATATTACTGGTACTGGTTTAACAGATATTAATAGTACCACTGATATTAACTTAAATGCAACAAATCGTGTTGCGGTAGGAAATACTACTCCTTTTAGAGTTGCTAACTTTACAACTGCACAACGTGATGCTTTAACTGCACTAAATGGAGACACAGTTTATAATACTGATACAAACAAATTCCAGGGATATGCAAATGGTGTTTGGGTAGACTTGCATTAAGATAGGAAACATAATGAATAGATACATAGTAACACTAGCTAATGTCGATGTTGTAGAAGATTTTTTAAACACTATTAGAACTGATAACACCACAGACACTGATAACTTAATACCTACTAGAGCAGTGTCAATATCTAACCCAATGGAATTAAGTTTAAAATCAACAGAATTTTTCCTAACTCAAGAAGAAGCATCATTATTAAGAAGTCATAAAGATGTTAAGGCAGTCGAAGTCTTTACATTTAACACATATGATATATTTGCTGAACAGCGTGATATATTTTGGAGGAATGGCACAAGTGTATTAGATGGATATTTTACAAACTGGGGGCTGTTTAGTACTTCTAGAAAAGACCCACTAGCCTATATAGAAGGCGAAACTGACATATTTGATCCGTTGAGAGTGTATGATATTAGCACTGGTGTCAAATATCCTTATGCACTTGATGGCACAGGTGTAGACGTTGTAATTCAAGATAATGGTGTTATGACCGGACACCCTGAATGGGAAGATGCTGACGGTAATACTAGACTTATGGAAATCGATTGGTATGCAGAAACTGGTAGTAGTGGTGCAATGTCATCATCTCATTATGGTGACGTAGGGTATCACGGAACACATGTTGCAAGTATTGCAGCAGGAAAAAGACACGGTTATGCTAAAAATGCACGTATATATAGTATACGTTTTGATTCAGCAGGCGGGATTGGTACAATCGACTGCTTTAATTTAATTAGATTGTGGCATGAACAAAAACCTATTGATCCTAATACTGGATATAAACGACCAACTATCGTTAACGCAAGTTGGGGGTACGGTTGGTATGTTCCAGGTTATATAGACAGCAATTCTTTAACTGACGTTGTATTCAGAGGAACAAGTACAGGTACAACTTCTCTAAATGGATCAAATTATAGATCTCTTGGATTTGGTCCTTCTGTTAGACATGAAGCATCAAATATAGCAGTTAACGAAGCATGTCAAGATATGATAGATGCTGGTGTTGTATTTGTCAATGCAGGTGGAAATTCAGGTTATAAACATGACCTGCCTGGAGGTATTGATTATGACAATCATTACACTTCTAGTGGCGACTGGATTGATATACCAGCTGGTGATCCAATTTATTATAATAGACCTGGTTCACCATGGTCAGCTGATGGTATTTCTGTTGCTAATTACTCAAATACTGGCATAAATGTTTTTGGCGCTAGTCTCGGAGAAGTATTGACAAGAAGTTCTGTACGTGGCCCAGCAAATGATATTGCAGCACCAGGGACTAGGATTTGGGCGGCAACAAACAATGCTGATATGCTTGCACTTGACCCAAACAGAACTTTTTCGGCTAGTTATTTTGGTAATAATGCGTACAATAATTTATGTATTACTGGCACAAGTATGGCAGCACCGCAAGTTACTGGTATATTAGCACTATACTTGCAAATAAATCCTACAGCTACTAGTGCACAGTGTAAAAAATGGTTATTAGAGTTTGCTAGTGTAAATAAATATCAGGTTGAAACAGAAGATAGGGATAATACATCTGATCCAAACTATTTCGACGATTCATCATTCCAAGGAATGGCTAAAAAGTTTTTAATTAATCCATTTAGTGAAAAATACACCACAAAACTAAATGACACAAAAGAAGAATACGGATACGGTTTTGTAGTTTCTAGTTTCACTGTGGACGAAGTTGAAAGCCCAACAACAACAATAACAGTACAGGCAAGGCAAGATTTACCAGAATCAAAACGTACTGTTTCATATGAAATTTTAGGTGATGGAATAACACAAGACGATGTAGATGTTCCACTAACTGGTAATATGACGTTTTCATTAAATTCTGATAATATCTGGGAATCTACACTAACTATAACAGTAACAAATGATGAACTCACTGAAGGTACTGAACGTTTATTGTTTAGGATTGATTCAGGTGATACTGCATTAATAACAATAGAAGACACATCAAATAGAACACCAGGAATCATAATAACACCAGATTTAAACAATCCATCTAGAGACGGAGACGTAATTTATGAAGGTGAATCATTAAGTTATGCAGTGCGAGGAAACGGGTATATACCTACCAATGACACATATACATTTTATGTTAGGATGGACGGAAACATAAACAACTCTGACTTCTACGCCTTTGCAAATTACCAAAGCGGAATACCATACAGCGTATCAGCTGGTGAAGAAATTGAAATAAATTTTGGGTTTGTGGCTGACTATGTTTCTGAAAGTCCTAAGACATTTGAAATAATATTTGAAGAAAGAGATGGCGACGGCAATGTAACTCAGCTTTACAGGACAGTACATGTATTAGAAGATAGACCGAGTATTAATTGGACTTTTGAAATTGAGCCTGAAAACGCTTTTGATGAAGGCGGCCCAGGCTCTGTTTATGAACAAACAGCAGTAGTTATAAAAGCTACTCCAGAAGATATTACCCTTGCACCTCCTGGCACACCAGTTTGGATTACACAAACTTCTGGGTCTGCTTATGAAGGATCTGACTACCAGCCATTAGGCCAGCAAGAATTTACTGTAGGAACTATAGGATATGCAGGAGCATCAATGTATATATTCAACGATGCACAGACTGAAGCACCTGAATTCTTTTACTTGAGATTATATGATAGTCCAGTGACTACGAGTGCAAACCTTAAAGGTGAAATACAGGTTAAAATTTACGACAGACCTCCAGTTGAATATAATGTTGCTGTAACTGGAACTCAACCAGTTGATCCTAATCCTGAGTTATATGAAAATCCTTTTTATGAAGGCTCAAGTTTTACAGTTACTTTAACACCTAGTTATGTTTACAATCTCCCCAGTCAAATTTATTATACTTTATCAGGTAATGCTGTTTTAAATTCAGACTTTTTTGGATTACAAAATTCAGGAACTATTGGTAGAAATAGTAATGATGAATATGTAATAGGGGGCGGTATAGCAACTGACTCTAATACTGAAGGTCCTGAAACAATACAAATTTTATTTTATAAAGAATCATATCTTGCAACTAACATTGGCCGGGCAGTTATTACCATAGTTGACAATCCTTAATCTAGCATAAATAATGACATACAGGGGATTTTTCTATGTCTAGACAGTTAGTAAATATTGGTGCAGTGGCAAATGATGGCACTGGTGATCCGTTAAGAGATGCATTAGATAAAAATAATGATAACTTTTTAGAGTTATACAATGCACTGGGTGGCGACACCCCACTTACACTAGTAAACAGTGCAACTGGTAAAATGGATGTAACTGGTAGCAACCGTATTACATTTTTATACCAAGATTTAGTTGACTTGCCAGCAGCAAGTAGTTATCACGGCATGTTTGCACACGTTCATAATGAAGGCGCTGCATACTATGCACATGCTGGTAGTTGGATTAAACTTGCTGATGATAGCAGTGTACCAGTTAATATTGGTGATTTAAATGATGTTGATTTATCAACACCTGCTACTACAGGACAAATACTAAAATACGATGGTACTAACTGGGTACCAGCAGCTGATGGCGGCGCTGGCGGTGGCGGTATTGAGCTTACAGACTTGAGTGTTACTGTTGCCGCAGCAGGTACTGCAAATTTAGCATACAACAGTACCAGTGGACACTTTACATACACTCCCCCAGATTTAAGTGGATATCAATTAACTAGTAATGCATTTGATGGTGACTACAATAGTCTTACAAATAAACCAACAATCCCCAGTGCATTAACAGATCTAAGTATCAGTGATGGTACTAACGGTCAAGTATTAACAACAGACGGTTCAGGTAATTTTAGTTTCACAACAGTTACTAGCGGCACAAGTTATACTGACAGTGACGTAGATACACATCTTAATACAAGTAGCGCAACTGCAAACCAAATTTTAAGCTGGAACGGAAGTGACTATGCTTGGGTTGCGGACCAGACAAGTGCTGGTGGTACTGACACAGTTATTGCACCATTTGCATTTGCAAATGTAGAAACTACGTCTAACGGTTCCGCTACTGGTATTAGCTGGAGTAACTGGAATAGTGGAAACTCATCATTAGATTTTACTTTTGATAATGCGCAAGCAAATACACAATATACAGTTGTAACTGACAGTGAAACATTTGATGATTACCATGTTGGTATTAGTAATAAATCAACAACTGGATTTACGGCAGAGTTTTATGATAATAGTGGAGGCCGTACTCCAAGTAACTTTTCACCATTTACAATTATAGTATATGGAGAAACACCAACAGCAACAATTACAGGTTCTAATATAAGCAATGCTAGTATTAATGACTTGGGAGATGTTAGCATTAGTTCAGCAACAACTGGACAAGTACTAAAGTATAACGGCAGTAGTTGGATTAACGATACTGATGCTGGTGGTGGCGGTACATTTGGTATTGCTGGTAACATTGGTACCCATACATTTGATACATCAACTGAGACACTTACATTCCTAGGAACTACTGGACAAATTAATGCTGAAGTCGCAACTAACTTTATTTCACTAAGTTTAGATGCAGACATTACAGGACTTAACAGTATACAGTTTGAAGGTGCTACAGACGATGCATTTGAAACTACTATTAATGTCACTGACCCCACAGCTGACAGAACTATTACATTCCCAGATGCCAGCGGTACAGTAGCACTTACTAGTGATATTGGAAGTAGCACAGACACACTTAGTGACGTAACTGCACGTGGTGCTGTCACTAACGATGCTGTTACAATCAACAATACACTTACAGTAACAAGTTTAGACAGTACAGGACTTGGATTTGCTACACTGGAAAGTGCAAGTGATATCAGTTTAATTGCTGTTGGCGACATTAATGCAAATAGCAGTAAAATTACAAATGTATTAGATCCAGTTGATTTACAGGATGCAGCTACTAAGAATTATGTAGACACACAGGTGTCAAACATTGCTACTGGTGTTCCAACATTTAGTGTAACAGCACCTGACGCAGGACGTTACCAATATACTGGTGCTGGTACTGATGGTGACGACAATCCAACATTATACCTATATCGTGGATTTACATATAAATTTAATATCAATACCCCAGGACATCCTTTCCATATTCAGACATCGAGTGGTGCATACAATGCCTCAAACCTGTATACTGACAATTTGACAAATGGTGGTACAGAAAGCGGTGTTATTGAATGGACAGTACAAATGGATGCACCAAATACACTGTACTATGTATGTCAATATCACAGTGCAATGAACGGTTTGATTAATATTGTTTAAGGATAATTTATGAGTACTGAAGATCAGAACAGAGCAGTAGTTACTCTACATAAAGGTGTAGATACAGAAGAATTTGTAAACCAGATGATGGATGCTGGATATGAATTACATGACGAAAAGCCTGGCAGTAAACGTAACTTTGACTTTGTTATGACACGTGAGCAGGCAGCTGAATTGCGAAACGACCCACGTATTGTAGATGTACGTTATGGTAGTAAAATAGAAAACGGCTATCATCTCGTCAATGCAAGTTTAGATGAAACTACAAGAGCTTATGAAAAAGGAAGCACACTGGCACCTGACCAAGGTAACTGGGGACTGTTAAGTTGTACCAGTGGTGCTGATCCATATGGCGGCGTAAGTGGAACTGTTCCTTATAATTTTCCATATACACTAAGTGGTCAAGACATTGATGTAGTAATTCAAGACAGTGGTATTCAACCAGATCACCCAGAATTTATTAGTGATGCTGACGGGACAACAGTACGATATCAAACTGTTGATTGGCCAAGTATTAGTGGACTTAGTGGAACATATACTCAGCCAGCACAGTATCACAGAGATATAGATGGTCACGGTACACACGTTGCAGGTATTGCAGTAGGTAGACGTTTTGGTTGGGCTCGTAATGCCAACATATACAGTTTAAAAATCTTAGATGACCCAGGCAATACATTTGGTGCCAGTGCAAGTTTTAACATGCTTAGAGCGTGGCACAACAGTAAAAAGACTGCTAATCCACAAAATGACAGTGTTCCTATTCGTCCAACTATTGTTAATATGAGTTGGGGATATTTTGCTAATTATGAAAATATTACTGGTGGTAATTGGAGAGGCACGCCATGGACTGACACGCTAATGCAGTCACAATATGGTATGATTCAAGGACAACAGAGCGAAGGCATTTATACACATCCGATTCGTATTGCCAGTGTCGATGCTGATATTCAAGACTGTTTGGATGATGGTATTATCATGGTAGCGGCGGCTGGGAATGGTAGTCATAAATGTGATGTTCCTGGAGGACAAGACTACAATAACTATTGGACTAGCAGTGTATATGGTACTACATATTATCATCGTGGTTCAACACCCATGGCACAACCAGGTGTTATCAGTGTAGGCAATATTAGTTATGTTTACGTAAGTGGACAAGAACCACTGTTTAATAGTAGTGAAAAAGGACCACGTGTTGATATCAGTGCACCTGGCGGCCCTATTATGAGTAGTATTGCAACAGGTAGTACAATAGCATTGGCTAATGGCACTGCACCACACCCTGATAATAATAGTTGGGATATTACAAAAATTAGCGGAACTAGTATGGCATCTCCACAAGTTGCTGGTATACTAGCGTGTTTGTTAGAAGCAAGACCGCACTATACTCAAGAACAGTGTTTACGCTGGCTACAAGAAGTAAGTGAGTCTAATAGACTATACGATCCCACAACTGGCACTGCCGCAACTGATTATAATAATTTCCGTGCATTACAAGGTGCGGCTAACTTATATCTTAAAACTCCTTTTACTGGCACTAATCCATACTCAGCAAGCTAAATATTATTGTCCAATATGGATTTATGGGGACACCACCCCGTAGACTTAGAACGTCAAAGGAGAAAACAAATGGGTAGACCACTAAACAAAAGATACTTCGGTGAGCCAACAGCCGGCGGAGATGAAATCAAAGTACAATTCCACAATGGTACAGCAAGTGTTCCAGGCTGGATTGTAAAGCAAAAAGGCAGCAAGCGTTTTGTATGTACTGACGGTACAAATACAGAAACATGCACACTTGTAGACAAAGCAGCAACAGCAATTGCCGCAGGTGAAATGTCAATTACAGTTGACGACAACGGTACTGCACGTCAGGTAACAAAAATTTCAGGACGTAAAGTAACTATGGATAACGGCGTAATGCAACCATGGAACTTCACTGGTACTGGTGCAACTGTTGCAGTTGAAGAAGCTGGTGATGATGCAGCACTAACAAATGCAGACAACTACGAAGGTGACGTTGAGTAATCAACAGAACTTTTAAACCTATACCCCTTGTTTTTAGATAAATACATCTATAACAAGGGGTTTTTCTATGAAAGCACAACAAATACACGAGGGCGTAAACTATCACTTGGAGCGTGGCATTCCACTGCACGAAAGTGTTTACCGCTTGGGTAGCGATGAATATTTTAACATGTTTGTTGAAGCTCGTAAATTATACCAGGAAGGTAAATTAAACAACTTACACTGGTTTGACGAAGAAATACTTCGTGATACACAATTGGGAGAATGGGCAACCCTTCAAGGTATTGGCCGTGTTCCACTAGACATGATTATTAGTGAAGAAAATCATGCAATTGCGGAAGCGGAATATCAAGGCAAAAAAGTAGAACTAAGCAAGCCCAAGCGTGGCGGCAGTAAAAAGTTCTATGTTTATGTGCGCAATCCAAAAACAGGCAAAGTTAAAAAAGTTGCATTTGGTGCAGCTGGTGGTGGTGGCAATCTTGCTGTCAAATTACGTGATCCAAAAGCACGTAAAGCCTTTGCAGATAGACATAACTGTGAAAAGAAGAACGACAAAACAAAACCAGGCTACTGGAGTTGTAGATTACCACGATATGCTAAAAGTTTAGGATTGAGTGGAGGAGGTACGTGGTGGTAAAACCTTATGACGATAGTGATAAGGAGGGAGACACATTTACAAGAGTTTTTGAGTCAACAGTTGAGGACAGAGAACTAGTTTGGCATCGTGATCATAATGATCGTTTTGTAAAAGTGTTAAGTGGTATAGGTTGGGAACTGCAAATAGACAATCAGCTTCCTGAAGAATTGCTACCACACCATGTATATTATATACCAAAAGAGAAATACCACAGGCTTATTAAAGGAAGTGGGAATTTAGTAATTGAGATAAAGGAAGATTAAATGAGTGACGTAACACCCTTTGCTTACCAAGTAAGAAGCATTGTAAAAATTATTGACGGAGATACATTTGACTGTATCTTGGATTTGGGCTTTGATGTATTATTAGAAGCCAGAGTACGTATGGCTGGTATTGACACACCAGAAAGCCGTACTAGTGATAAAGTAGAAAAAGTATTTGGTTTAGCAAGTAAAGACTTTTTAAAGCATGCTATTGAAGATGCATCTAAAATCGTTATACGTACTGAACTAGACAATGAAAAAGGTAAGTTTGGCCGTATTCTAGGAACAGTATATCTAGATGGTGTAAATATTAATGAAAAGATGTGTACTGAAGGACATGCAGTTGCATACTTTGGACAAAGTAAAGACGATGTTCAAGGCGAACACATGGCTAATAGACAAAAACTACTCAATGAAGGAGTAGTAACACAGGATGAATATGCAGCGGCAGTTGCACTAATGGAAGAAAAATAATGAGTAACCCACTTACACAAAGCGATATTGATCAACTGGAAGTTTTTGCAGACAAATTGTTTGCTAAAGTTGGTATTGATGTAGAATTTACCAGACACTTCTTGGATCGTGTTAATGACCAAAGAAATAAAAAACAAATTACAATGGGCGAGCTAACACGTTTGTTTAA